TGACAAATACATAGATTATGACCTACAATTTGAGAAGTCGTTCCTTGAACCTCTTAAGATAATTCTCGACTCCATTGGATGGCAGGCCGAGAGAACAGCAAACCTTGAATCATTTTTCGTATAATGGATTTTTTAAAAGAAATAGTAAAAGAGATAGGAGATGAATATACGCAGATTGCGTCAGATATTGATGAGACAGAAAGATTCATTGATACAGGATCTTACATCTTTAATGGACTTATTAGTGGGTCTCTTTTTGGGGGTGTTTCTAGCAATCGCATTACTGCTATCGCTGGGGAGTCGAGCACTGGTAAAACTTATTTTTCTCTTGCTGTCGTCAAAAACTTTTTGGACACTCACCCTGATGGGTATTGTCTCTATTTTGATACTGAAGCAGCAGTCAATAAAGGATTATTGGAGTCTCGTGGAATTGATACAGCACGGTTGGTTGTTGTAAATGTTGTCACTGTTGAAGAGTTTCGTAGTAAGGCGTTGAAGGCAGTTGATATATATTTAAAGAGAGATGAATCAGATCGCAAACCATGTATGTTTGTGTTGGATTCTTTAGGTATGCTATCAACAGAGAAAGAGATCTCTGATGCATTAAATGATAAACAAGTTCGTGATATGACCAAATCACAACTGATTAAAGGTGCATT